GTTCCAAACATTCTTTCTGATGACGATACTTTTGTAAACGAAGATAAGTCACAGAAGAGACTTACAACTAAGGTTATGTCTAAAGTTATGGATGACATCGTGAATAACCGCATTCAGGAGTTACCATTCTATGACAGAAACAAGTCTATTATTGATCTATCTTGCATCCCTGTGGATTTGGAGCAAACGATCCTTAATGAATTTGAAAAGCCAATTGCTGGCTCAAAAGCAAAAGTTATGTCATATATGATTGAAAAGAAACTAAAGAATCTATTGGAGAATATCGAGGATTTTTAAATGTCAGAATACTATAAAGGAAGAGAACCAGACAATCGTGACTTTAAGCGCACAGTCAAAAAGACTCGCGTAAAGAAAACCCGTGGACAACGACATGATACCAAGAGAATCATGGATGATTTTAAGCACGGAAATGTTGACATTGATGATATTATGGATAGAATGCAAGACGAGGAATAAATGACTACTTCTACAACTATGAAAATTTCTAAGCAGACACTAACTATTCTAAAGAATTTTACTTCGATCAACTCCAATCTTCTTGTCAAGCCAGGCAACAAGATTGCTACCGTTGCCCCCGCCAAGAATGTCATGGCAGAAGCAACCGTTGATGAAAAGTTTGATACCGAGTTCGGTATTTGGGACATGAATAAGTTCCTTGGCACAGTTTCGCTGTTCAAGGACGCTGAGTTTGAGTTTGAGGATAAGTATGTTACCATCTCTGGTGGTAATGGATCAAAGGTTAAGTATTACTACTCTGAGCCAAAGTTGCTGACTGTTCCAACGAAGTCAATCAACATGCCAGAGTCAGTAGTTAACTTTGATCTAACTGAGAGCATGTTCGATGAACTCGTTCGTGCCTCTTCAGTTCTACAACTTCCCCATCTCTCCGTTACAACAGATGGCAAGAAGATCATTGGTGTTGTTTGCGACAAGAATGATCCAACCTGCAATCAGTTTAGCGTAACTCTTGGTGATCATAAGGGGGATGCAGATTTCTCATTCGATTTCCGTATTGAGAATCTAAAGTTCCTACCCGGAGAATATGAAGTTAAGATCGCCAAGTCGGTTATCAGCCAATTCACTCACAAGGATCTTTCTTTGAAGTATTGGGTTGCTCTTGAGTCGTCAAGTCAATACAATAACTAAAGGAAACCAGTGAGTTCAAAAAAGGACGATTGGGTTTCCAGTCGTCTTTTTTATTGGAGTTTATTATGAGCGAAATCAATCTATTTGTTGAAAAATATCGTCCGAAGACAATCGATGAGTGTATTCTTCCTGAGTCTCTAAAGAAGACTTTCAAGGATATTGTAGAATCGGGTGAGTGTCCTAACCTGCTCCTGTCTGGTAAAGCAGGAACGGGAAAGACAAGCGTAGCCCGCGCACTCTGTAATGAACTTGGCGCCGATTGGATTATCATCAACTGCTCAGAAGATGGTAATATTGATACTCTGCGTACCAAGATTCGGCAGTTTGCATCTACAATCTCCCTATCCGAGTCTAAGAAGGTAGTCATCCTAGATGAGTTTGACTACTCAAATGCTCAATCTATTCAGCCAGCATTACGCGGTGCGATTGAGGAGTTTGCAAAGAACTGCCGATTCATTCTGACTTGTAACTACAAGAATCGTATTATTGAGCCAATTCATTCTCGTTGTACCTGTATCGACTTCAACATTCCCGCTAAGGAGAAGCCTGAACTAGCCAAGCAGTTCCTAAAGCGGTGCGAAATGGTGCTAAAGAATGAAAAGATCGACTTCGATAGCAAAGTTTTGTCCCAACTCATTATAAAGCATTTCCCTGACTTCAGAAGGACTTTAAACGAACTCCAGAGGTATTCTGCTGCGGGTGTGATTGATGTCGGTATCCTTAGCGAAGCCGGTCAGTTGAAGATCAAGGATCTGATGGGTTATATGAAGGAGAAGGACTTCAGTTCGGCTCGTTCTTGGGTTGTCTCCAACATGGACAACGATCCACAGCACATCTTCCGTAAACTCTATGACGGGTTATACGAGTACTTGAAGCAGGGTTCGATTCCTACTGCCATTCTGACGATTGCTGAGTATCAATACAAGTCGGCTTTTGTGGCCGATCAGGAGATCAATCTAGTGGCTTGTGTTGTGGAACTAATGATGGGATGTGAGTTCAAATGAAACTAGGTGACTTCCTAACAGCCATTAATTACTCAAAGGAAAGCCTTCTTGACGGAGAGAATAATCTCAACGAGAAGGACTATACACCCTATGTTGTAAATCGGTGTTTATCCTACTTTCCTGACACCGTGCTGCAATCTAATCAGATGAATGTACTTCCATCCATCGGAAAGAAGATGCACTTCGATTATCTGCGTCTTTCTGTGAGACAGCGTAAGCGTTTCAGCAAATGGCTTAAGGACGAGGAGAGTGAGATAATCGACATGCTTAAGCAAGTCTATAACTATTCTCATAAGACAGCCAAAGAAGTTCTTCCTCTGCTATCCGAAAAGGATATTGAGTTACTAAAGGAGCAGACCTTTACGGGTGGTCAAAAGTAGCCATATTCTAAATATCTGTGCCGATGATGAAGAGGCATTAGGTATTTAAAGAAATGGTTTACTATGAATAACACGGAAGATATATTTGAAGGCTATGGTGTAGAAGTTAGCCTTAAACACGAAGATGACTTTCTAAAAGTAAAAGAAACATTGACCAGAATTGGTGTATCTTCTCGTAAAGAAAAGAAACTGTATCAAAGTTGCCATATATTGCATAAGCGAGGACGCTATGCAATCATGCATTTCAAGGAACTTCTTGCTTTAGATGGTTTGGAAACAGATACCAGTGAAAATGATATTGCAAGACGCAATACTATTGTTAAACTATTGACTGAGTGGGGTCTAATAACACCACTGAGTGAGAAATACAAAAATGAACAGTTAAGTATTGCTCAATTGAAAATCATCCCATACAAGGAAAAGAAAGAGTGGGAATTGATTCCTAAATACCATATAGGTAAATAATATTATGAATACACTCGTGATTTCTTATTTTAGTGATGTAGATGGTAGAACCTATTACAGCGACCATGCAAAACGATTTTTGAGTGAATGCAACAATTTTGCCATTCCCCATGAAGTCATGCATCTTCCATCTCAGGGTAGTTACCAAAAGAACTGTTTACTCAAACCAAAATTCATTTATTCTAGACTAATAGAACATCGAAGACCATTAGTTTGGTTTGATATCGACACATTCATTCTCAAAGAGCCAAATGCATTTGATGGATTGTCAAGTATGGGAATTAATCTTGGTGTTGCTGCCAATGATCCAAAAAATGTAATGACGGTTAAAGCATCGCCTCTCTGGTTTAATTACAATACAGAAACTTTGCAATTTGTTCGTGATTGGATTATGCAGTGTGATCATGTCTTGTCATCTCAAGGTAAGGTGTTTGATCATGAAACATTTTTAGGTTGCTTATTTCAGTATGTCAAAAACAAAAAGATTGCAATCTTGGATGAAAGTTATTGTGCTTGGCCTGGAGAACAGAATGAAAATACAGTATTAATGATGGGTCTATCTGACTCTCCTTCTAAGAAGGGTGCATTAAAGGAAATGGGATACGACGATTCTACGATAGACTGGCAATCTCCCGGTAATTCGTTCATGGAAGCAAAAGTATGAATAAACTTATTGGTTATGGATATCCGTTTGATTATAGACATTCATCTTGCTCAAATAGAACACCAAAGACATTTAGTTGGGATGTTCCAAAGGTAAATGAACCAATAGACAAACTTGTCTTAATAGACAATGCAATAATGGAATATGAGAAAATACCATCTGATATTCCTTTGCTTTATGGTTGGGTTTGTGAGTCTAGATCAATCGTACCTGAGTTGTCAAATTTTATTGCTGTAAATCATAGCAAACTCAAGAAACGATTCAAACAGATCTTTGCATCTGATAAACAACTAATACAATTTGGATATGAGTACTGTCCAGCGGGAAGCAATCTGCCTTGGATCGCAGAAAGCAAATATGCGATCTATCCAAAGACAAAACTGGCAAGCATGGTTGCTTCTGCAAAAACATACACAGAGGGGCACAGAATCCGTCATGCATATGCAGAGAAGTTCAAGAATCATATAGATTTATTTGGTGGTGCTTGTGGTTCTCCCAGACTTGGTAATTCTTCTGCTTTGATTTCTGATTTTTCAAAACCGTGGGATTCTAAGCCACAGGGAATCGTGGATTACATGTTCCACATCGTCGTTGAAAACGACTTCTATGATGATTACTATACCGAGAAGATAACTGATTGTTTTGCAACTGGAACCATTCCTGTTTATGCGGGAAGCCCATCCATTGGAAAGCATTTCAACCATGATGGAATAATACAACTAAATCAAGCATTTGATATAAAGTCTTTAACTCCAGAATTGTATTATTCAAAGATGGATGCAATCGAGGATAATTTTGAGCGAGTAAAGAATTTAGTTTGTGCCGATGATCGACTGTATGAACTGATACAGAGGAATTAAAATGTGGACATTTGGTATTTGTTATGCAACCGATGCTTATGTTTCTGCTATTGTTAATTCAATAAAGAATCAGCACGGTATAGAAAATAAATTGGAAATCATATTGATTGGTCCTAGACTGAAGACTATTGACTCACTGCAAGATAGTGCAACAAGAGTTATAGTTTTTGAAGATATCGTTCCGGGCTGGATTACCATGAAAAAGAATCTGATTGCTCAGAATGCCAGCAATGAGAACATTTGTTTCCTTCATGACTATGTGGCATTGTGCGAGGGATGGTTCGATGGTTATGAGCAATTTGGTTATGATTGGGATGTTTGCATGAATCCAGTTAGGATGAGCAATGGTCTAAGACACCGCGATTGGTTTACTCAACACAGACCACTTCAATTCTTGGACTACCGAGACAATACAAGAATAAGAGAAATGTATGTAAATGGTGCATATTGGTGCGCTAAGACAAAGTTTATGTTGGAGAATCCTCTGGATTACAGAAGAGTGTGGGGACAAGGTGAAGATCTTGAGTGGGCATCTCGTTGCCAGAATCGTTGGAACTATAGACTGAATCCATCTTCTGTTGTTCGATACCTCAAAGATAAACCAGAATCTGATTGGAATCCACATCCATCTATTGACCCAAACAAGAATATGCCTTATAATGAATGCAAGGTGCAACAATGAAGAAACTAGAAATCAAAGTAATAAGCAGAACAAACTCAAACAGAAGAGAACTAATACAGAATCATCTGAATGAAAAGAATCTTCCATTTACTTTCTTTGATGCTGCTGATAAATCCAATATCACATGGGAAGGAACAAACTTCTTTTTCAAAGATCAAACATTTGAGTTGAATACAACTTGTCCATTTCCAGATGCATTTGCAGGGAGGAAATGGATGAAGATCGGAGAAGTTGGTTGTTTCATCAGTCATTACATGCTTTGGAAAGAACTGGCAGAAAGCGATACTGATGCATATCTCATATTAGAAGATGACGCTGAAGTGATGTTTGACTCCGAAGCAATGAATAGATTTTTGACAAACGAAACACTACAAATGGTGGACATGGTTTTATGTCAAAGTGTTTCTCCAAACCACCCAAATGGTAAGCGAGCATTTAAATTCATTACCGATAAGATTAGCGTAAAGATGCCGCGTCATTTCTATGATTGGGAGACAACCGAAGGAACTACTGGTTACATAGTAACTAAGAGTGGAGTCAGAATGTTATTGCATTACTACTTGCAACATAAGATGTTCAATCCAGTAGATAACTTCATTACTAGATGTATTGCTGACTATCTTGATGCGTATCTTTGCCCAACTTATTTGCAAGTTGGAATGGGTAAGTATTGGAGAGACACGGAAATTCATTACAACAAAGAGAATGGGAAAACCATTTCAATCGAAGGGATAACATTCAAGTATGAGTGAACCCCTCCTGCTTTCTGTTAATTCATATTCAGATAATCGTGGTATGTTTTACGAATCGTATACGCCAGATTTGATATCAAATGTTAATTTTGTTCAAGACTGCCATTCTATTTCTCATAAAAATGTAATAAGAGGAATGCATTACCAATGGGATAAGCCTTTATCAAAATTAGTACGAGTTTCTTGTGGCTCTATAATGGATGTTTTAGTTGACATCCGTTCAACTTCTAAGAATTATGGTAAAGTTTATTACTATATGTTAAACTCCACTAATCTTAATCAGTTATGGGTTCCCGCCGGATTTGCTCATGGGTTTATTTCATTAGAAGACAACACACATGTTCAATACAAATTTGACCAAAGATATAATAAAAATGGAGAAGGAGCAATAAACCCATTTGACTCTGAACTAAATATTAAGTGGAATGCATCAAATGATGGTGTGGTTGTAAGCGAAAAAGATAAAAGTTCATCTTCTTTTTCTGAGTACAAGCAAAACCCTAAATTTTAAGGATTATATTATGGGAAAAGTTTTAGTTATAGGTGGTCGTGGATACATTGGTTCTCATCTCTGCTCTGTGCTCGAAGATGTACAAACGGTGGATTTGTGTTTATATGAAACTTGTGAAAACTTTTTAGTTAACTACATCGTAGATTACAATAAGTTAGACTCCAATTTCTATAAACAATTTGAAACTGTTGTTTTATTGGCTGGACATTCGAGTGTTCGAATGTGTGATTTATATCCAGATTCTGTGTTTAACAATAATGTTCGAAATTTCGTGTCATTGTTGGATAAACTAAATGAAAATCAAACATTGATTTACGCTGGAAGTGGTAGCGTTTATGGTGATTGTAAAGTTGAAAATGCCACGGAAGATTATCAATTTGAATCTCCATACAATATGTACGATTTGACCAAACAAATGATAGACAGTTATGTGTTGACATCAAAAGTAAAACCAAGAGTTTTTGGTCTTAGATTCGGAACGGTTAATGGATCTTCTCCAGTTCTGAGAACGGATGTCATGTTAAATGCCATGACAAATAGTGCAAAGACACAAAACAAGGTTTTGTTGTTCAATCCAGAAACCAAAAGATCAATTTTAGGAACCGTAGATTTGTGCCGTGCGTTCAAAACTATAATAGATTCTAACAAATCTACTGGTGGAATCTATAACTTGTGTTCATTTACCAAGACATCAGGTGAAATGGCAAAAATTGTATCAAATTTATGTAAAGTCACTCTTGAGACAGTTATACCTGACGAAGTTAATAAAACAGGTCTAAACGAAAAACTAGTGTCGAGTAAGTATAATTTTGCTTTGTCTACTAATAAGTTTACCACAGATTTTAATTTCCAATTTGAAGAAACTGCGGAAAGCATTGTGGATAATCTTATTATGAATTGGGATTATATGGTCAAAGGACACAGAAACAAGTCGTTCAACTACGAGAAATCTAATGTCGTGTAAAATAATAAAAGAGTGTCGTTGCTGCGGTTCTAAAAACCTAACGCAAGTTCTGGATTTAAATGAACAGCCATTGGCTAACACATATCATACCGGATCTAGTGAATTATTTAAATATCCATTGGTGTTGATGTTGTGCAAAGATTGTTTTCATTCTCAGTTAAATGCAGTTGTAGATCCAGATGAAATGTTTTCAAATTATTTGTATGTGAGTGGAACATCTAAAACTTTACATGAGTATTTTGAATGGTTTGCTGATATGGTAAAATCCGAGACAGTCGAAACTGGCTCTGTTCTTGATATTGCATGTAATGATGGAACACAACTTCAAAAGTTTAGAAATCTGGGTTGGAAGACATATGGAATAGATCCAGCCAAAAACTTGCAAGAACTTTCTGTAAAAAATGCTGATAAAATTGTAGTAGATTACTTAACAGATTCGTCGGTGCAGTCATTAGGCGTGTCTTCATTTGATGCAATAATTGCTCAAAATGTGTTTGCCCATACTGATGATGTTGTTGGATTCTTAAATTCTTGTAAGTTAGTAATGTCAGATTCGACTAAACTGTATATACAAACATCACAGGCAGATATGATTGAAAATGATCAATTTGATACAATCTATCATGAACATCTTTCCTTCTTTTCTACCCGCTCAATGCTTGCACTGTGCAACAGAGTAAATCTAAAATTGATATCAGTTAGAAGAACATCGGTTCATGGTGGTAGTTATATCTTTGTAATATCAAAACAAGGAAAACAAGATTATTCTGTAAACTTTAGTTTAGATTTAGAAGAAAAATCAGGACGATATTCTCTTAAGAGATATGAGCAATATCAGAAAGAAGTTAATTCTGTAATTGCAAACTTTAAAAATGTGGTCGATGAATATAAAAAACAGGGTTATCTTGTGGTAGGATACGGCGCGGCCGCAAAAGGAAACACATTTCTGAATGCAAGTGGTGTAAAACTACATTATATTATTGATGATAATCCGCTTAAAAACAATTTACTAACGCCTGGGTCAGACACTATGATTGTTAGTAAGAATTTCATCGATACTCTTGCAAATGATGTATTATTTGTTCCTCTGGCTTGGAACTTCTACAACGAAATCAAGTCTAATATAACAAAGAAAGTTTCATCTTTGCCATTCCGAGATAAGTTCTCATACAAGATTTATTCATATTACCCAAAAAACTTTATAGACGATATACAATGAAAGTTTCAATAGCAGTACCCACATATGAGTGTCATGGAATTGGTTGGCTGTACATTTCAGAATTATTGAATAGCCTGTATAAACAGACATACAAGAATTTTGAAGTTGTGATAAGTGATCAAAGCACAGATTCAAAAACAAAAGATTTAGTAAAATACTACTCCAAGCATATGGAAATCAAGTATCTCGATTCAAAGAAACTTGAAAGAAAAATAGGAGTAAACATGAACAATGCTATAAAACATTGTTCTGGTGATATTATTAAAACCATGTGTGCTGATGATTTTTTTGTATTAGATACCGCATTAGAGCGAATTGTGTCTTCTTTTTCACATACAGAAAAACAATGGATGGTTGTTGGTACTGTTCATTGTCATTCTATACATGTTTTGCATACTAGAATGATTCCATATTACCACGACAAGATACATCTTGGTGCCAAT